ATTTCTTAGCCTTAACCTTCTTCTTCTTACCAGTTTCGTTTTCTCTTTCGAAAACCCTGTGAGTTAAGAACTTTTCATATTCAAGTTCTAGACAATCAAGTTCTCTTAACCACATATCTTGAATAGACGTATTCATAACGTCTTGTAAATATTCAACCTTTACATCATGATCATTAGCAATCTTATCAACATTTTCTTCCGAAACACTATCCATCGTCATTTTCAATAAATATTTATAATCAACATCGTTATCAATTGTATCATATTCCTTATCCTTCAATATTTGAATAATAGTTTCCTTCTTTTTCTTTCTCAAATCAATTGTATCATCAAGTAATTCTTGAATATATCTCTTTTTATTTGATAACAAAGTAAGTTCTTTTTGGATAATTTGAATTAAATATTCTTTTCTAGTATTATATCCAGATAATCGATTACCATAATAATCATCAATAATTTCAGAAACGTTTTCATATTTTTTTAGCTTTTCATTTGCATCGAACATATGCATATTAGTAGTGGTAGCAGTAGTTGTTAGTTTCAAATGCTTTTCAAAACTAGTAATGCCGTTTTCACCATATGTAGATAATAGCTTATATAGTTTATCCTCGCTATGGAATACAATATGAATATCAATATTTGTAGATTTACTCATATCACTAAAATCTTTAATTAATGGGGTAATTTTTTTACCATTCTTGTCTGTAGTTTCCATAAGAGTTTCTAGAAATTGTTTATAATCATCCGTCCATGTACCAATTGGTAATTCTGTAATATGAACAGTAGTATCACTGATTACCTCATATTTACCTTTAATAAGATACTTCTGATCCGATATTTGAGAAATACTACCATTAAAACCCTCATAATATGGAAGAAATGTGTTCTTATTTTGTCCTACTGTTCCGTCAGTAAGTTTAAAACGAAGATATGAAATAATATCCTTTACGTTATATGACAATATATCTGTACTAAAACCAGTACCAATTCCTTTTGAACCATTAATAAGTACCATAGGAACAATCGGCATATAATAGATAGGCTCAACAGGAAGCCCATCATCATCTAAATATTTTAATATAGGATCGTCTTGCTGATTAAATATAATACGTGTAATTTTATTCAATTGTGTAAATATATATCTCTCCGAAGCTGAATCCTTTCCGCCTTGAAGGCGAGTACCAAATTGACCATTTGGCATAAACAAATTAATATTATTCGATCCAATATAATTTTGTGCTAGACCGACAATTGCTCCATTCAAACTTGCTTCTCCATGATGATAACCAGAATGTTCAGATACATATCCTGAGAACTGTGCAACCTTAATTTCTGATGTAAGATTCTTTTTAAAAGAAGAATATAAAATTTTACGAAGACTAATTTTGAGACCATCCATCACATTTGGAATAGACCTATCACAATCATATTTAGAGAAATGGATCATTTCTTTATCAATAAAATCGTTGTATGTTATAGTTGAATGGTTAGTATCGAGAAAATTATAACGACTATATGAAGACAACCATGTCTTTCTATCGTCTGCTCTCTTTTTATTAAATACTTTATCGATAGCATCATCGCTTGTTTCTCCTAAATGTGAGAATGTAACAATCTTTTTATTTTGGAAATATTCTTTAAATTCAGTACCTGTACTAGTACCAAGTCCCTTGTAATATTTAATTTTCCAACCACTAGTATCATTCTCCTCCTTCCATTTATTATACTCGCCGTCATTATAGAATAAGCGTTCCTGTGATCCCTTTTTCGCTTTAAGAATAGGAGTATTCATAAAACCCATAAAACCTGGAATTTTGGACAACGTATCCCATTCAGATTGAAATAGATTAATACCTAGACCCTTAATATGTGAACCATCTAGATCTTGATCTGTCATAAACAATATTTTACCATAACGAAGTAATTTAGTAATATCGCCTTCTAAATATTTCTTTCCGGTTTCAAGCCCTAATATTTTTTTGATTTCAATAATCTCCTTATTATCATTAATTTTTTTCTGTGTTTCTCCTCTAACATTAAGAACTTTACCCTTCATAGGATAAACCCCTATCGTATTTCTATCCTCACTTGATAACCCAGATACAATACCAGCCTTTGCTGAATCTCCCTCACACATAATAAGCGTACATTCATTCGAATTTGAAGTACCAGCCCAATTAGCGTCAATTAGTTTATGAATACCACGAACATTTTTGGATTTCTTTCCATCACTTTTCTTGGCCGCCTTATTCTCTTTCAAATTCGTAATATCGCATGCAGCATCCATAATACCTTGCTTTGCCAACTTTTCAATAAATTTATCGCTAATAGAACATACTGATCCGAATTTAGCCAACGGTGTATTTAGATAATCCTTTGTTTGACTATCGAACGCTGGATTTTCTATGTCACATCGAACGAAAAGAATAATTTGCTCCTTAATTGAGTTTGCAGTTACAGTAACCTTCTTCTTCTTTTCGATGTAAGTAATCATCTTTTTAGTAATTTGATTTAAAATATAACCAACATGTTTTCCACCTTTGGATGTCGAAATTCCATTTACAAATGACACTTGTTGAAATTCATGTGTAGTACTTAATGCTGCTGCATATTCCCACCTATTATTTAAAGATTCTTCATGTACTTTTTTATTTCCGTCATCTAAATAAAGGTCAATATATTGTTGAAAATTCTTTATTGGTATTACGTTATCATTATATTTCACCTTAATATTTTTATCAGTTACAGCAGCTATATCATATACACGCTTAATCAGTAGTTCACGCATTTCGGGTGATAGATTTTCTATACCAAATCTCGAATAATCGGGTTTAAATACAATTTTAGTATATGGTTTAGCAACAGATCTACTAATAACAGGTTCACAAGTAACATCCAAGTTATTTTTAAATTCTTGACAATATTTCTTTTTTCTTGTATGGTCAATAGTTTCAATATATCCATATGATGACCAAATAAGTACTAGTTTAAAACCAAAGCCATTTTTACCGCCTACTATTTTTTTTTCATCCTTATTATAATTCGTCGAAGTTCTAAGATGACCAAATATTAGCTCCGGAATCCATACATTATACTCAGGGTGTTTTTCAACATCGATTCCATTTCCATCATTAATCATCGTAATTGTTCCATCATCAGAAATAGAAATACTAATATTCGATACAGGAATACAATTCTCTTTTTTATCGTTAATTGCTTGGTTCATGCGAATAACATGATCTCTACAGTTTACAATTCCTTCATCAAATAGCTTATATAATCCTGGAATATAATTCATATAACTTTTTACAATTTTTTTGTCTTTACATACCCAAGAAACAGCATCAATATTTTCAACGCTCCCGATATAGGTATCAGGATTGTCTAAAATATGCTGTTTGTCCGTCTTTTTTTGGTATTTACTTGCCAATTCTGTCATGTTTTATATCTAGAAATCTCTTTAATCTATTTTCAATTTTATTTAAAAATACAATTAATATATATAACATGAATTATACTCCTCAAACAAATACTAGAATGGCGAGAGATGCAGATATTGTATTAAAACCAGTTCATGATCCAAACGCATATCGTAAATCGGTACGTGAATTTGCTGCTAAACAAATAAATATAATTAGAGCTAAACAAAGGGTGACTGTTACACGAGCCTTGAATAGTTTTGGTAGGGTTGCTGGGGGTGAAAATGGATTTGGAGAACCCATTAAAAATAAAGGCTATTATGGTATAACACCCCCATTAAGTTATGCATTTACATCTAGACCTAGTTACCAAGCCATAATTAGCGATAGTGTTCAAAATAAACATTTGGGGGCTGTTCATAGTTCAAATATATCATTTAGTAATATACCCGCTCGTACTAAAGGAACTTATTGTCCTCCTAAAAAAATAAATATAAGATAAAATAAAATATTTAGAGAATATATAATGGTTAAGAGACTTGATGCTTCAGCCGATGGTATGTACCACACAGGGGGTGCTAAATATAAGATGAATAGAGGTAGTCGTGCCCAAGTATGGCACAAAACTGCACTTAAAACAGCAGGAGGTTTAACAAGAAGCCAACTTAAGATGAACAAGCACGGGCGAATTGTTTCTTTGAAAAAGTCAAAGAGCAACCCTCTTAAGCGTTTGACAGCAGCTGGCTACAAGACAAAGAAGGGTGTTTTTGGTTCATCCAAAGACGGTAAGAAAACTAGAAAAAAGAGAAGTCGTAAATCCAAAAAGTAAATCGATATATAAACATATAAGTTAAATAGTTTAAAAAATTTACATTATTTATTATAATATGAATTTTTTAGAAGAATTAAATAATGAAATATCGGTGGTTATTAAATGCAAAATAAGTAAATTTATTAAAGAAGAATTGCCAGATATTTTTGAAAAATCATGGGATAATGCCAATACAAATATTACGAATCATACTGTAAATATTACGAACAAACTTGATGTAATGACAAAAGATATATGTGGATTAATTAATAATATTAGCAATTTACATGGTAATACTAGCACATCATTAAGCGTAGTAGAAGATATTACAAAAAAAATAGAACAACATGTATCGCATATTAATAATACAATTAATAATAGTGATAATGAAAATGTATTTTTAGAAATAAATGAATGTAATCGTAAAAATGATGAAAGTTCTATTAATGTTGTTCCTAGTGACCAAGAATATAAAAATGAAATGACTAATAATGAAAAAGATAATAACCAATCACCAATAACAAAGTTTTTCCCACCAAATTTAGAATTTACAACCACCGACAAGGACAAGGAAGAGGAAGAGGAAGAGGAAGAGGAAGAGGAAGAGGAAGAGGAAGAGGAAGAGGAAGAGGAAGAGGAAGAGGAAGAGGTTTTTGGAATGAATAACGAACAGGTAGAAGATTTAATAAAGGAAGAGGAAGATGAAGAGGAAGAGGAAGAGGAAGAGGAAGAGGAAGAGGAAGATGAAGATGAAGAGGAAGAGGAAGAGGAAGAGGAAGAGGAAGATATTGAAGTTGAAGAAAAGGTAATTAATGGAAAAACATATTATTATCAATCAAAAATCCCTGTGGAGGAAGAGGAAGAGGAAGAGGAAGAGGAAGAGGAAGAGGAAGAGGAAGAGGAAGATGATGGTATTGAAGTAGAAGAAGTAACTATAGAAGGTATAAAGTATTATTTAGAAGGTGATATGAAAACTACCGGTACTTTATATAAAGTATTAGATGATGATGATATAGGAGAGGTTATTGGGAGAATATATAATGGTACTCTATCGTTGGATTAAAAAATAAAATTTTATATTAAAAAATATTTAATAATATAAAATTATTTATGGATTTCGGGTATCAATATATACTGTACTACCAAACCTAGATGACACGTTGTCTTGTGTAAGTACACTACCTCTATTATTAGATTGGTAGTCTGTTATATGCGGTGCGGGTTGTGACATTGATGAAGGTATCGATTCATTTTTATACAACTTGCTGCAATTATGAAGATTCCCGTTATAATAATTATTAACTAACGTTTCGATACAAAATGTAACATCGCAATATTTACATGAATATATCGGTTTCTTTTTACATAAATGTTGAATAGTTTCAGTTTTTAATACAGAAGGTAATTTGTCACCGCAATATTGACACTTATAATAACATGTTTCTTCATGTTTTTGCATCTCTTCTGCTAACATCATTTTTTTACAAGTACTACATTTAATTTTTCTAAGTGGACAACTAGTTTTAATATGTTGTGCCAGATTATATACAGTTACGCAATCAGTATGGCATCTTGTACATTGTGTAACACCCTCACTTCCCATCATCCTATATAATGTAGGTTCAGCAACATCATCTGGCTTTCTTCCTAATTCTCCATACGTGATATAGCCTTTGTTTGACATATCACAGCATTTCCATAAACAAGGGAACGTATTTTTATTTTGTGTTCTCATATTGTCCAACCATGTCCTTACACATAATAAACAACTTGGATTTGATTGACTTGCTGGACATTTTCCACTGTTGTTATTATTAAGTGTTACTGGGCACTCAACCGGGTCAAAACATAATTGACAGGTGGGTATTCGTGCTCCAATTGTGCATTTACGCTTTTCTTCTTGAAATACCAATGATCCTTCTAATTGCTTAATTTTTGTCTCAAGTTCTTCATATGTTAGTTTATTACTAGAATTATCCATTATATACTTAAAGAATAAATTTAGTTATTTAAATCAATTTTTTCAATATCATTCAATATTTTTTTTGTTAAATCCATGATATTTTCAATAATATCAGGAAGATATCTCGAATTACTATTAACCTCAAACCTATAATTTTCTAATAATATATTATGTTCTAGCGAATGTATTGATTTTATGAAATCATATGATTTATTGGCAAAATTTATAATATCGTCATTTGTATAATTATTCTCATAAAGAATAGTTTCAAAGTAATTTATATTAAACAGCTGCGAAATTTCTTTTTTTTTATCATTACGCATTAGAAGATATAAATCATGTAGAAAACCTACGGTGTCAATAAAGTTTGTAAAATTGTTGCAATCAAAATTATAAGATAGTTCTAACCAAAAATTTTTATTGTAATTTGTATTTAAATTATCATATGTAGTAGTAATGGGATAATATGTTTTTATTTTAGGAGTAATTTCGTCTGGATTATCGGGCATTAATTTTATCGCATACTCAATAATTTTATTTTTATAAGATTCAATTAATTTTATTTTTTCAATATTTTCACTCGAAATATTTATAATAGAAATTTTGGTATGGAAGTATTCGTTGCACAACGTATTAATAATTACGTTATAATCATTTGTTTTCCATATATTAAATATAGTGATATATTTATCCAGATGTATTGCTAGTTCGTCATTATTTTCTGAATATATAATATTTTTAGCAGCAACAATAAGATCTATATTTTCATAAATATTATCACGACCTATAATATCTAATGAACAATTATGTATAACAAACGATGACAACAAATTTTTAGGTGTAGTTGTAATGTTTATATTTTGTAATATCTCGTAGGATAATGTAATATTTTCATCTAGACAACATAATTCTGTTAATTCATCAAAATCTGTAATGTGTAATAATCGTGATCTGAGAAGGTCCATAGTATATATAGAATATAATTTAAATAATAAAAATAATTTAAAAATTTAATTATAAATTATTAAAATGAATAAACATTTGATAGACATCTATCTATTTTTAATGTTTATATTGGCTAAAATACAAATTATGTATAATAACTATATTGGAAGACATGTTAAAATAATAAATAATTGTTTTAATACTAAAGCCGAAGAGAAAATTGAATATATTTATGTGAAAGATGGTGAAGAAATAGTACGAAATGTCAATAGTAATTATGTGATTGAAGATAAATATGATTTTGTTATAAAAAAAGAAAAATGTGAAAAGGATAATAAATGTTATGGTCAACTATCAGATAATATATGTGATGTCTTAGGAGTAAAAAAACGTATAGATAGTAAGTTTATGTCAGTTACGTTAATTCATGATAATACCGAATATGCTATTAATATAGACGAACCTATAAACTTTAATATGGAGGGAAATGTAGTATTAGACTATGCATTTATAAAATGGTACATGAATGTATCACACGGTATAAATATTAATAAATCAGATACTTATGAATTGAAAGTAATGGATAACAATATAAATATTCATTCATTAACTCAGCTATCATATATAGAATTAAAAAAAGAAAAATATGAAATTACCCATAATTCAAGTGATACTGACAATTCTGAATAAAAAATATAATTTTTTAATAATAAAAACAATATATTATTAAAAGTATTTAATAAGATTTTAATTATTAACTTTAAAATGGAAGATACGAAAGTTTTAAGTAATGAGCGAGTTGTTCATTCTGAAGATCCAAAAATTTACACAATATCAAATTTTCTAACTGATGAAGAATGTGATCATTTTATTAGTATATCACAGCCTAAAATGAAAAGGTCTGTTGTAAGTGATGAAAAAAAAGGTACTGTAAGTAAAGGACGAACAGGTGAAAATTGTTGGTTGCAGCATTATACTGATGAGATTACAGGTAGAGTTGCGAATAGAATAGCAAATATAGTTGGAATGCCCGTAGAAAATGCAGAATCATACCAAGTGGTATACTATAATACAACTCAAAAATACGATCAACATTACGATGCATATCATAAAAATAATACAGACAAAAGCAAAAGGTGTTTAAGACAGGGCGGGCAACGTGTTGTAACAGCCTTATGTTATTTAAACGACGTGGAAGAAGGTGGTCATACAGCGTTTCCAAATATAAATATCAAGGTTAAACCTGAAAAAGGGAAATTAGTAATATTCCATAATTGTTATGAAGGTACAACTAATGTGCATATGAATTCATTACATGCCGGAACAGCCCCTACGAAAGGGGAAAAGTATGCTTTTAATTTATGGTTTAGAGAGCAAGCTGTTCATAAAATATATGAATATAGTCCCGATGAATTTATAAATACGGGTCCATTACCAGCATCTGAGACTAACACAACCCTTGAAAATAAAATAGATTCTTTACCTCCTACACCACCTGTAATTGAAAATAATACAATTGAATTAAATAGTAGTAATAAAGATATGAAAATAAATATAATAAGTGAATCTCCTTTTATTTCAGAAATAGAAAATGGATTAACAAGTGATGAATGTAGGTTAATCCGAGATGCATGTACAAATGGAAAGAAACAAAATCAGCTTAGAACAAGTTATTGGGTAAATAATAAAAAGGAAGAGATTAAACCGATTGTAGATAAAATTGCAAGTTTTATGAATGTAGATTCTAGTTATTTTGAAAATATGAATGTGATGCAATATCCGGAAGGTTCATGTCACGGTGATCATTTTGATGCATTTGATTTAACAACAGATAAAGGAAAGGAATTTTCTAAGTGTAGAGGCCAGAGAATATATACAGTTATCGGATTTATAAATAATAATAAAGATAAGAGTGGAGGCAATTTAAGATTTGTTAATTTTAATAATCAGATAATCCATGAAGAGGGTAAAATAGTAGTTTATAAAAATATGTTAGATGTTAGTGAAGTGCAATTTCAAAGAAATGAAAAGATGAATTATGCAATTCGCCCAGTAAAGTCTGGAGAATTACAAGTATTTTATATGTATCTAAGAGTAAAAGATGCAGCAGATGTGGAGATGCCATTATCTACTATTTTACAAATAGATAATAAATTAAAATCAGTTAATATAACTCCTAATGTATTTGAAAATAGTGTAAGTGACCAATTAACAAATAGTGATATTGAAAAACAATTACAGGCAATAAATACTCAATTGGAAATATTATCAAAACAGCCCAAACAGGTAAAAGTGCAAGAAGTAGTTAGTTCACCACCTAAAAAGAGTGATGAAGAAATTGAACGAGAAAAGGAAAAAAACGAGAATTTTCATCAAGCACTCGTAAATTTTTATGATAAAGTTGTAGTTGATAAAAAAAATGTAAAGGTTGATAATAGACGTGTAATGCCCGAGGGGTTGTTTAAATTTAGACGATGTGTTCCTGAAAAAGATCCCGCATTACTAGAATTTTTCTATACACTAAGAAACTCTGTTCCTCAAAAAGGGATTTTAAATTATGATAATTTCAAAAAGAACTTTGTTGCTGATGAATATAATCCATGTGTAGTTGAAAATGTATTTGAAGCCACCGCTCAAGCAAAGATACAGGAATATTTTCATTGGGCAATAGATAATAAAAAGTATACATTAGGCGATAGTCAGTCAAATAGATTTAAAGCTCATAATGATTTTATGACACGAATACTACATTATGAAGCATTACCTTTAATAGAACATTTAGTAAAGAAGGAATTAGTACCAACATATACATATTTGTCTTGTTATATTAGAGATTGTGAATTGCCTGCACACACAGATAGGTCAGACTGTGAGTATACAGTTTCATATATAATTGATAAACCCGATGGTGTAAATTGGAATATTAATGTTGATATGAATAAAGAACCAATAAAGAGTAAGGGAAGATATAGACAATATGTAAATGCCGACCACATAGATAATTGTAAGAAAGTTGATTGTGGGCCAGGTGGTTTAATGATGTTTAATGGAATTGACCACATACATCATAGAGAAAAGCTAGATGGTGATTTTTACTACATAATATTATTGCATTATAGAAGCAAACATTCTACTTATGCAGATACATATAAGAAATAAAAGACAAGTAATGATCTTTTATCGATTTTACATTTTAAGTATTATATAATTTAATTGAAATTAGGATATATAATATACGTAGTAAATATATTAAAAATATATGAATAAATAAAAATAATGTCAGAATTTGTTAAGACAACAGGATTTACTTTAGCGGTATATTCTAATAAAAACAGCAGTCTATTTGACACAGCCGCCGAGAATATTATATCAAAGTATGGTGATAGAAAGGATAACGTGGGTATTATTTATGATGATTTTAATGCCAATATGGATGTTGTAAAAAGTTTCAAAAAGAAGTATAAAGATATTAAAGCTTATCATGTTGCCCCACGAAGAACAACGTTGCAAATGGACGATAAGAAGTTTATGGCAAAAAGAATGAATGGTTCAAAATATGTACCTAAGCATTATGAAAATATAGAAGATATACCCCGTGATATAAATAAGAATCAGCTTTTTTATGTAAAGAAAAGAGGGTCTTCTGGTGCAAATGGTGTACAAATATGTAGATTGGGTGATATTCCAAGAGAGATAATAAACGAATGTGTTATTCAAGAAAATAATTTCAAGCCTGATTTATTTAATGGTAAAAGATATAAGATTCGAGTGTATGTTGTATTATTTGATGGAAAGGTTTACATAAACAAAAAGTGTTGGGGTAGTGTAGCGACAATTGATTATAAAGAAGATATAACTGGCTTATCACAAGATGAATTGAAGAAAATGAATATAATTCATCAAAGTGCCGGTCGTATATGGATAAATGGAAATCAATTAACCGAATATGACGAAATATTTAAGAATTTAACAAATTCAATTGTTGATTTCAAGCATATTTACGAAGACGAAGTATCTAAAGTTGGAAGTGAAGAATTTACGATATTAGGGTTTGATTATGTAGTAGGTGCTGATAAATCAGTATGTATGATAGAAATAAATCATAGATCCAATTATTCTCATCCCGAAAAAATTACAAAGGAGGTAGATCTCCCTGTATTGGAGGATGTATTCAAATTATTAGTTCAAGAAAACACAGATGACACCGAATTTTCATTAGTCCCTGATGATTTTATTTTAGATGAAAAGCAAAAGAAGAAAAATGCCGAAGTGAAAGTACATGAAATAAAACAACGTGTAACCAATTATAAGTTAATACAAATGGAAGGCAAGGAGTATTATTATGTTGAGACTAAGAAAAAATCAGGATTAGTATATGATACAACAGAATTTAAGAAATATTTAGATAGTGACACAATTCCACTTCCCGAAAATATGGGTAGTTTAAGTGAAAAGGGAGGCAAGCATGTATTTACGCCAAAAAATTAATTTCGTTTTTTTATCTTATTAAAATTAATATTATAAATAAATGACACGCCAGAAAAGTTATTTTGATTTGTTAAAATCAATTCCTAGTCCTGAAAAAATACCTGAATTTAATATTGGGGGAAAATTAATCATATGTTTAATAGAGATGAGAATAATGGATGAAATTGAGCAGGTTATCAATGCAGCATTACGAGTATATAATTCTCAAGAAATTGGTTTCGCAATTGTTCATGGAACTCATAACGAAGCATACATAAATGAAAAATTCGGTAATTGGAAAAATATAAAACTGATTAATACGAAACATCATAATTTAGACAGAGGGGCATATTCAGCTTTATTGAAGCAACCTCAATTTTATGAAAACTTTAGTAATTGGTCTCATATGTTAGTTTATCAAACAGACGCCCTATTGGTAAGAAGAATAGACGATGTATATTTCGATTTTGATTATATTGGTGCTCCATGGACTGCCAAAAACCAATGGACAAAATATAACGCAGGCAACGGAGGATTTTCGTTGAGAAATGTAAAATCCTGTATTAAGGCATGTGAACCCCAGCGAGGTAAGGAACATGGACAAATACATAGAGGGAATGAAGATGGTTATTTTTGTGACCAAGATTGGTTTAATTATCCACCAGTAAATAGTGATTTACATAAAAATTTTGCGATGGAGAAAGTGAAATATAAAAATCCAATCGGTGTTCATCAAATATACCATAACTGGAATTTAACTAATCAAGAATATGACGATTTTATAAGTTATTGCAGAGCATCTTTGTGTGAAAAAAAAATATACCATAATGGTCCTGTAATTCGTGAATATATTCAGTCAAAGCGTAATTCGGTCAGTTCTAAACCAGATAGTCCCAAGGGATTAGTTGCTGGTAAGCTAGAACTGACAAAGCCACATAGAATCAAAACAGAAGATGTCCCTCATACTTTAGATATAAAACAGGATATAGGTCCATTTACGGTATTATATGATAATGAGAAAAGGAATAGATGGCATATTAATTCAAAATCAGATTATGAAATATTAATGTGCTATAAAGATGATCCTGATACAGTATCAAAAACATATACTATAGATAAAGCAAATGAAGCGTGTATTCATAAGAAGGCTCCCGGTCTAAAATTTATGACAAAAGGTAATTATATATATTTAATTTTTTATCCTGGATTTCCAAATGGGGGTGAATCATGGGCAGATATTCATGCTCCAACTGGAAGACATTTTCAACATTGTACACATTTACCCAAAAATGGTGCAATTATTTTAAAGTCGAAAATTAATGATAGTATCGACGTTTCAACAGACGTATTTTCAAAAAATATGGAAGTCAAAGTAGAAGAACAAATAAAAATTAAGAGGACTGACTCTTTCAGACACATTAATGATAAAATTTTAATTTTTGATTTATACTGTGGGGTTGGATATTATAATCAATTATTTTCATTAGAGATTGCAGTATATTTAGCGGTTATATCAAAGAGATATTTAATTTTAAATGTTCGACATCCGTTGGTTGCATGTGGTAAGCCAAATAAGGATTATGGAAGTTTAATTGAATATGTAACCGATAAGTTTAAAGAAGATTTAGTTGGTTTTGAATGTAGACAATATGGAGATTGTTGTGCATTAGAAAATGAAATCAATATTCCAGCAAAAATTTCAAATTGTGCAATTATTGATAGTGAATTGGATACAAAGGAAAATGCTGCAGATATAAAAGACTTCTGTCATTGGAGACAAAAAGTATCAAGTGATGTATTTAAACCATTATATGGCGATACAAAGATAGTTTCTTTTTCTAAAAGTAATGCGTCTCGTGTATTATATAATTTCTATACTAATCAAGATAATTATAAAATTATGAATAAAATATGTAAAAATTTAGCTGAGTACGATCCTGTCATATTAGATACATTTAATGATGTATGGAAAAGAATACCTGATAAAGAATATATATCGGTTCATTTACGGTTTGGTGATTGGCATAAGGGTTTACCTGCTATAACAACATTAAATGAAACTATACAAAATAATCTTACTGGATGGTTAAATGATAATAATGGCGGTGACTTACCATTATTTATAATGACGGATAGGAAAGACAATCCATTTTTTAATGAACTAAAAAAGAAATGGAAAATATTTTTTACGGATGAATTTATGAATACAGATGATAAAAATAAACTGAACCAGAAATATAAAAATACAACTGTTGCTGAATTCTTAGTACAGAAACAAATTTGTGAAATGGGACAAATATTTATTGGTTCTCAGGGTAGTACCGTAAGTGTTCATAGTCAATATATTAATCATTTAAATAATAAGCCTCACGATTATTATAGTTTTGTAAAATCAACGGCATTTAATTCGAATACATTGGCCATGAACTTAGTAAATCCTCATAAAAAATGGGGATGGAACCGACATAATTATCCCGGTGGTCATCCTGTATCTTGGACATTATATTTCGAAGATAATGTTTTAAATTAATATTATATTAAATTAAAAAATAATATAAAAAATTGATTAATAATTTATTATATGGAGAGTAACCAACCAGAAACAATCATGCCAGATACATCTAACTTTCATTCTCTACCGGATAAATGGTGCTTATGGGCACATTTACCACATGACACCGACTGGTCAATTGCCAGTTATAAAAAGATACATACATTTCAAACCGTAGAGGATGGAATAACTCTTTGTTCAATTATTCCTGATAAAATGGTGAAAAATTGTATGTTGTTTTTGATGAAAGATGGAATTCTTCCAACGTGGGAGGACGAAAAAAATAGAAATGGCGGTTGCTTTTCATATAAAGTGCCTAATAAAAGTGTATATGAAAACTGGATAAAAATGTTTTATTTAATAATCGGAAATACACTATCTTCAAATAACGAGTTCTTAACAAAAATAAGTGGCATTACTATTTCACCTAAAAAAAGCTTTTGTATATTGAAAGTTTGGATATCAGATTGTACCATGCAAAATGCAGGTTTAATTAATACATCTGAAATTAAAGGTTTAGCTACACAGGGATGTTTGTTTAAAAAACATTTACCCGTTTATTAATTTAAATGAAAATTAATTTTAAAATAAATAATAAAAATAATTATTTTTTATTATGTATTTTATATGTACGTGAAAATAAAATCATTTTGGGATTTTATATCTGCTACAATTTTACTAAGTAATTATATTATAATATATGAAAGTTTTGATGGGAATATTGAATTGCCTCTCGGTGTTATATTAACATTAACGCTAGAAAAAATCGGAAAACTTATAACTGGTAAATGGTACCCCGCTATTTTTGCAAGACCACATGATGCATGTGATTGTTCAATATTTAATGATGGGGGGGCAGTTGGTGGTAATCCGGGGTTTCCTTCGGGACATGTCGCTATGGCATCATATTTCGCATATGTAATGGTATTTAAATATTTTGAAAATAATTATTACAATTTAACAATCGCTACATTATTTCCCATTATTATAGGTATGTCACGATATTTCAAACGATGTCATAATATATATCAAATATTCGCAGGATGGTTACTTGGTCTTGGTGTTGCACTTTTTATAAAATATATTATATATCATAAAAATAAAGAAAAAATTAAGTAGAAGGCAACGGTGCTAAGCAAAGTTTAATCTCTCCTAAAGAAGCTACATTATATTTTACTACCAAAGGTAGATCATTTTCTAGATAAACTTC